TCTGCAATTCAAAAACTCAATCCAACGCTCATCAAAAACGTAAACCTGATCCTGACCGGCTGGAAGATTAGAGTGAAATAACCGAATATCCCATCTGCTATGCCTGCGAGTGTTCTTCGGAATGCCCGCAGGCTTTTTTATTTTCCTCCGCTCAAAACGGCCTGCAATCTCCAGTGGAAACTGGAGGTGGATATGTTATGCCAAACGAAAATACAAATGTTCAATCTGGATATTTTACACAGGAGCGGATTCAAGGCGATCTGGACTATAGCCGGGCGCAGGACATCGCCAAAAAGATGCTCGATGACGGCCTGATTTCTGTGGCTGAATTCAACAAATTAACCGCCATCAATCGGGAAACTTTCTCTCCCTTGTTCGCGGAAATAATGCCAGAAATACCTTGATAAGTAGCGGCTTTAGAGTGATGTATAGACGTACGGAAAGGAGGGACTTCCCTTGAAAAAAGTAACAAAAATCGCGGAAGCAGCGAACACAAAAGTCAAGCTCAAGAAGATCAGGGTAGCCGCCTACTGCCGCGTCTCCACAGATTCCGATGCACAGCTTGAAAGCCTTGAGGCTCAGAAGACGCACTACGAAACCTACATCACTTCCCGTGATGACTGGGAGTTCGCAGGCCTCTACTACGACGAGGGTATCACCGGTACTAAGAAAGATAAGCGTCCGGAGCTCATGCGGCTCATCGGTGACTGCAAAGCCGGTAGGATAGATTTCATTGTTACGAAGTCTATCAGCCGCTTCAGCAGAAATACAACGGACTGCTTAGAGTTGGTCAGAAAGCTGCTTGATCTGAACATTCCGATCTTCTTCGAGAAGGAGAACATCAACACCGGCTCGATGGAGAGCGAGCTTTTTCTGGCAATCCTCTCCGGCATGGCCGAAAGTGAATCTGTTTCCATATCAGAAAACAGCAAGTGGTCAATTCAGAAACGCTTCGAAAACGGAACCTTCAAATGCAGCTACCCACCCTACGGATATGATTGGGACGGCGAACAGATGGTAATCAACCCTGAGCAGGCAGCTGTGGTAAAAGAAATCTTCGCAGCTCTGCTCTCCGGCAAAGGCACACACGCCATCGCGGATGACTTGAACCGTCGCGGCGTTTCTTCCAAGCGAGGCGGACGCTGGACGGCCACAACTATACGCGGCATGCTTTCAAATGAGAAATACGTCGGCGACTGCCTTTTCCAGAAAACCTATTCTGATTCACAATTTGTCCGACACAACAACCACGGTGAGCAGACGCAATACATGGTCACGGATCATCACGAACCGATCATCAGTCGTGAGGATTTTGAAGCTGCAAGGATTTTTATAAGTCAGCGGGCTTCCGAAAAAGGCGTGACAAAAGGCACCGATAAATACCAAAACCGATATGCTTTCTCCGGCAAGATCATCTGCGGTGAGTGCGGCGACACCTTCAAGCGCCGGATTCATAGCTGCACCGATCACAAATACATCGCGTGGTGCTGCAACACCCATATCAAAGACAAGGATAGGTGCCACATGCTTTTTGTAAGAGACGATGCGCTGAAGCAGTCATTCACCACGATGCTGAACAAGCTGATTTTTTCGCACCGTCAAATCCTGAAGCCTTACTTAGAATCATTGAAAACATCATCGTCAGATGATTCTCTTCATCGTATTCAGCAGATTCAAACCCTTCTGGCGCAAAATACCGAAAAGCGCGAGACTCTTACAATGCTCATGACGCAGGGCATCATTGATCCGGTGCTCTACAGTCAGGAAACAAACGAACTGCTTTCTCAGGCGGACAGCTTCCGGGATGAGATTGAAGCCCTGAAGAATGAAGTCTCCGGAGATGTAAACAAAGTCACCGAAACCACAGCACTGATTCATTTCGCAGAAAAGAGCGCCATGCTTCAGGGGTTCGACAAAGACTTATTTGACAGATATGTAAAACGCATCATCGTTCATTCCAGAAACGATATCCGGTTTGAACTGAAGTGCGGTCTAACGCTCAGGGAAAGGAAGTGAGGGCATGGGACATACACCATACGGATACAGAATTGAAAACGGCTGCGCTGTGATTAACGAAGATGAAGCCGCCAAAATCAGGAACCTATACGAGAATTACCTCGCCGGAATGGCACAGTCAAAAGCTGCCATCGAGGCAGGTATCGAGGCCTACCACAGCTCAGCAAAGCGTCTGATGCAAAACAGGCACTACCTCGGCGATGACTTCTACCCGGCAATCATCGATCAGGAGACCTTCGACAAGGCAGAAGCGATTCGTCTGGAACGTGCCGGTAAGCTCGGAAGGCTGAACCTTCTGAAAAGCTCAAAGCCTATAAAGGTTCCGACACACTTCTGGTTTGCAGAAGCGGAGAAAGAATACGAAGATCCGAGGCTACAGGCAGAGTATCTGTACAGCCTCATTGAAAGCGAGGCGATCTAATGGGAAATGTTATGGTCATCCCGGCCAAAAGGCAGGTCGGGAACACGGTAAAACAATCCGAGCAGAAAAAGCTCCGCGTCGCAGCCTATTGCCGAGTCAGCACGGATTCCGACGAACAGGAAACCAGCTATGAGGCGCAGGTCACGCATTACACGGAGTACATCCAGAAGAATCCCGACTGGGAACTGGCAGGCATATTTGCGGACGATGGCATATCCGGTACCAACACCAAAAAGCGTGACGAGTTCAACCGCATGATTGACGAGTGCATGTCCGGAAACATTGACATGATCATCACCAAGTCCATCAGCCGATTTGCCCGAAACACTCTCGACTGCCTCCAATACATCCGGCAGCTCAAGGACAAGAACATTCCGGTCTATTTCGAGAAGGAATCCATAAACACGCTGGATGCCAAAGGCGAGGTGCTCCTTACGATCATGGCGAGCCTTGCTCAGCAGGAAAGCCAATCAATGAGCGAGAACATAAAGCTCGGCCTTCAATACCGCTATCAGCAGGGCAAGGTTCAGGTTAACCACAACCGCTTCCTCGGCTATACCAAGGATGAGAACGGCAACCTTGTCATTGATCCGGAACAGGCCGAGATCGTAAAACGCATCTACCGGGAATACCTCGAAGGCTCCAGCATGGACAAGATTGCTTCCGGTCTTATGGCTGACGGCATTCTCACCGGCGCTGGCAAGACAAAATGGCACACCAGCACTATCAACAAGATTCTCCGAAACGAGAAGTATATGGGTGACGCGCTGCTTCAAAAGACCTACACCACAGACTTCCTGACGAAGAAGCGCATCAAGAACAACGGCACCGTACCTCAATACTACGTTGAAGGCGACCACGAAGCGATCATTCCGAAAGACCTCTTCATGCAGGTGCAGGCCGAGCTTGTCCGTCGCCGGGCAGTTCACATCAGCCCGACCGGAAAGAAACGAGGCTTCTCCTGCAATCACTGTTTTGCCCAGATGATTTTCTGCGGTGACTGCGGTGAGCTTTACCGACGTGTCCACTGGAACAATCACGGCTGCAAGTCTATCGTCTGGCGCTGCATCAGCCGCTTGGAGCCGAGCTCGGCAGAAATGAACTGCACCAACCGGACAGTAAATGAGCTCCTGCTTCAGGAAGTCACGGTCAAAGCCATCAATCAGATTCTGACTGAGAGCGATATCTTCCTAAAACAGTTGCAAGCCAATATCGCCAAGGCTGTAGTCAGCGCTGACACCCTCTCGCCGGACGGCATCCAAGCTCGGCTGGAAGAACTGCAAAAAGAGCTTATCAAGAAGGCAAACAACAAGCAGGACTACGACGCCATCGCCGATGAGATTTTCCGCCTCCGGGAGCAGAAGGAACAGTCCGAAGTTGACAGCCACCACCGGGAAGAGACCATGAACCGAATCAAGGAGCTGCAAAGCTTCATCGCCAAACAGAAAACTGACATCACGGAGTTTGATGAGGCTCTGGTAAAAAAGCTCATCAAGAAGGTAAACGTTTTTACCGACCACTTCACCGTGGAATTCAAATCCGGGCTTGCAATCGAAATCGAAGCATAAAAAGGCTCCTCGCCACTGGATTTCCAGTGATGGGGAGCTATTTCTTATGAATTCCAAACTTTTTTATTCTTTAATTTCATAAATTCATCTGCAAAAGCAGTTGCTGTTGAATGATTCTTATCAATACTAATATGCTCTTTGTTATAATTTGCAGCTT